CAGAAACAGCTTCGCGTCAGAGCGCTTCACTCTGGCAATCTTACGCGCCGAAAAATCCAGCTGCTTCAGGGTATTCACAACGGTCTGGTATCCCTCCCGGGTACTGTATTTCACTCCGGTCTTTGTTTTGATGTAACGTTCCACCAGATCGAGTACAGACATCGTCAAACCTTCCGGCCCCGAGAGCGTCTCTATATCCCTTCGGTACTGTTTTTCCAGCTCACGCAGGGAAAGACAGGACTTCTTTCCTGCAGGCAGGGGATCATTTGCTTCCAGCCGCCAGCTGTAAAAGAAATGAGCCTTGCCGTTCACCTGATATTTGAACTGGTATTTTCCGTCAGGCCTGACAGACTCTCCCGGGCGGAGAATCCTGTGCTTACTGTCCCTTCTGATCTTTCCTCCGCTTCTTGGCATTGCTGATCTTCCCTCCCTCCGCCAGGAACTGTTCAAACAGCGGCCTGTCGATCAGTGTCCTTTTTTTGTACTTCCGGATAAACCCGCAGTCCGGATGATTCTTCAGGTACGTTCTTAAAGTGACATTCCCTATGTGATAGAGCGCCGAGCATTCATCCGGCGTAAGTGTGCTCTTGTTGTTCGCATCATTTTGCATCCGTTTCACCTCCTGTTCCGGTACGTCTATCCATCACTCTTTGCGCGGGAAAAAGCAACTACTTTCCGGCAAATGAAAACAATTATATTTCTGAAGCCTGCTGCAGGAATTCCTCGAATTTTGTGCGGATGATCAGATATCTGTTTCCGCTGTAGACTGCAAAGCTGTCAATCGTATGATTCTCACAGAGCCTCCGGAGCTTCTTCTGCCCGATGCCAAAATAAGCCGATGCCTCCGGTACGGTCATCGTGTACTTTTCTGTGATCGCCGTTTTTTCTTTTTCCATTGCTATCTTTCCTTTCGTACAACAGGGACCGGCAGTCCTGCCTGAGACAGGCTTATGAAACGACTGCCGGTGCCAATCTTTTATTCCTCTACTAAGAGCCACAAAAATCAACCGGCAGATACGGGAGCGTGATTGATACCATCATCTCCGGAGCAGTTCATTCACTCTCTTCTGTACAGACGCATAATCATATCCGGCTTCCATAAGCTTCCTCTTTCTCTGTGCGCCATTGCCCCATCGTCCGGCAATGGCCTCGCGGGCCACTTCCTCAACAGATTTCTTCGGGAATGTGCTTTCTTTCAGGATTTCGTTTACGCGCTTCTGAACCGCTGCGTAATTCAGGCCGAGAGCAGTAACCGCTCTCTTTCTGGCATCGCCGTTTCCATACTTCCCGGCGATCACGTCCATTGCCGTCTGCTCCACGCTCATCACGGGTGTAGAAGCAGTCTGCCGGATGGAGTCGTATTTCGGGACTCCATAGCCACGGATATATCTGCCGTTTACTCTGAGCGTCCGGCGGCCTGCGGCGTTGTTCTTATTTCCCTCAATCACGGTAATCATGCCGCCGGAGACCTTCTCCACGATACCGACATGATCAGGATTCCCGGTATTGTCTCCGGAACCGTTGTCCTGCCAGTCATAAAAAATGATGTCCCCCGGCTTCGGAACTCTCGCGTCATTCTCGTTCCACTCACCGAGCCTCCGGAAGAGCTTCACCATCTCCCCGCATCCGCACTCGGTCGGGATGATGTCCGTCATACCTGTCTTAATGGCACAGGCCGATACGAACGCGGCGCACCATGCATCGGTGTATTTCACCGCATATCCTCTCGCGAGCGGCCTGTGGCTGTTGTAAATGTCGATGATCTTCTTGTGAGAACCGTCGGATTCCCTGCATCCGAGCCATGCCCTCGCCTGAGCGATCAATTCTGCTGCTGTTTTCCCCATTGAAATTCCCTCCAATACAAAAATGCTCCCTGAACCGTATTTCAGATTCAGAGAGCCAATGGATAAAGATACTGCTCCGATAACGGACGGAGCCGCCGGGATGATGGATCACCTCCAATCATTCTTCCTTTTTGTCGATAAGCTGACGGTATACCTGGTTGATTCCTGTCGCCGCGAAACCGCTGACGATCCCAACTGCGACCGCTGTAACCGCATCTGTCGCCGGAAAATCAGGCATGACCTTCAGACCCACGATGCCGAGCACCGCGCCGACACAGCCGCAGATCACAGGGATCCAGTTATCGGAGATCTTCTCCGATGCCTTGCAGGCCTGTCCTATCAGGTAGGCAATTACTGTGATTGCCGCCACGCTTGCGATTCCAAAATCCATAACCTCATTCCTCCTCGTTGTTCTGGTGGGCATTATCCGAATGCCCGTCTGTTAATGGCATCTCCATACATTTGTGATAAAGGCTCTCAACGGTTCCATTCCCGCCGAGAGCCTTGTATGGTACATAGAGATATTCGAGATTCTGCCGATCCTCGACCGTACAGAATCCCTTATGAATCAAAAAACTGCACGCCTTGTACAGCCGGTCGTGCAGCAGAGCCATAATGGCTTTATTCAACACCTTATATTCTTTTTTCTTACATTTCACCTGTCTCACCAGCCATGTGATGAGTGCAATGATCAGAGCGAAAAGCTCCTGCACCCAGTATTTCACGATAAAATCAATCATAAGTTACATCTCCTTCCCTAAATCCCGCTGTATATGATGCACAGCATCCCGCCGCTATATTTGTCTTTATTTTGCTGTCGATATTCGTTGCTTTTCTCCTGAGGTTGAGTGATGTATAGGACAGCTTAAAACAGCACATGCTCAAAGAAAGGAGCCGCTTATGAAGCAGAAGAAAATCAAGGTCCAGTACAAAAGCAGGGCAACCACCCATGGTTACACCGACACTCCTATGATCCAAATGACGGGGAACTGGCTCGAATCCCTCGGCTTTTCCATCGGGGACACCATCATGATGGAGTACGATGACACCGGGATCCGGATCAGGCCACTGACTGCAGAGGAACAGGCAGACGCTGTAAAAAACGAGCTGGAGCTTTCCATTCGCCGGAAGCAGAAAGAACTCAAATCCATGCAGAAGCGATCTGGCGCAGACCGGAGAAGAACCGTAATGGTCGCTGAATCAGTCAGCCGCTATTCTGACACCGTTCCCGTCTGATTTCTCTTTCCGGTATTCTCCGGACATTCCCAGACAATCACGCCCTTACGAGGTACTGCCCGAGATATCCTCCGTAAGGGTGTACGTGATCTTCATCGTCTTGTCGGCGTTCTTCACGACGGCCGAACTCAGGTTATTGATACTCGCCAGATAAGGCGTCAGGATAAACCACTTGTGGCTCTCCGTCCCGTAGCTTGAGCAGAAGCAGGTCAGGTACTCCCTGTACTGGAAGATCTGTGACCCGATATTCTGATCAAACCGCTGTGTCCCCGCCGTCCTGATCACGTTGTCATTCACATCGATCATGAAGTCCCAGCCGATGATCAGATCGTTCACCATCGTCAGGTACACCTCGCTGCTCCCGGAACTTCCCAGAGGTTTATTTGCGGACGTAAAGCCAAGCTTCAGCAAAGTCACATCCGCCGGATTCGCCAGGTTGATTTTGTAAACGCCTTTATTATCATATGCGAGAGCATACAGGCAGCCGTTCCGGACGACGGATTTATGCACCATCTCCGGATAGTTCTCATATTTGCCGCTCCCGACGATCTGCAGTTTCGCGTTCATCAGCGTCCAGGTGCCTTCCGTGAAGGAATAATCCGTCTTGCTGATCTTGATCCAGTACATCGTTGCGCTTCCGGAGGCATTCTCTTCATTTGCAAATCCATACCAGAACCCGTCTCTTCCATCGAGAAAGGTTCCATACGGCGTGTAACTTCCGCAGAACGTAAATGTGCTGCAGGTCAGGGCATGCGTATCCAGAAGCGTCAGCGTACTGTCGTCCAGTTTCTCGTTCAGTCCGATATTGAAAAGCGGCATCCTGTATTTCTCTATTGTCACGGCACTGTCCTTATAGCTGACCGCGTAGAGCAGGTTGTTTTCAAAATCGATCTCCACCGCATGGAAGAGCTGCATCTGCTTTTTTTCGCTGAGATTTCCGATGTCAATGTTCCGGATGTAGAGATAAGGAGTCGCGGAATTGACCTTGCTTCCCCAGGCATTCTCGCCGCCCTGCTTTGAAGTAAGCCCCACAGCCGCGATTGTGCCGTTCCCCTGTGACGGCGTAAACTCCCAGACAAACTTATATCCGTTTTCCAGAGCTTTAGACTCCGTCAGGTTCATGCTGCCCCGCGCTGTATTCGCGGTGGAATTTACATTATTGCTGGCATACGCCACCGGGAGGTTATCCGATGACGGATAGATATTGTCGGCATCTTCCGTCAGGGTTTTGGAAAACAGCAGGATCCCTCCGATCATGTTCGGGCAGATCGGGAGCATGTTGTCGTTCCACATCAGGCTGGCGTCATATTCCCCGCTCGTCTTGTACCACAGCGCCGCCGGATTGATCCCGAGCAGGTGGTTCACCGCGTTCGTGATCATATTTGTCTCTTTGACGGTCTCGACCTCGCCGGTATTTTTATCCGTAAGTTCAAGAACCATCTCACCCTTTATCTTCATCGTCCTCTCCTTCCGTTCCTATCATTCGGTCTGCAAATCAGTTTGTGCCAATCTTTAAATATCTGCCGGTTTACAAAAGGCGCCGATAACGGTTCTGCCTGTGACTGTATCTGCGTAACTTTTCTGAACCAGTTCTTTCATCCGCTTTTCCATCATCACGCTGTAGCCGACGGCCTTCAGGCTATTCCTGCCGATGTCGAAATACCGGACAGCTTCTCCGAATTCCAGCCTTCCGTCCCACGCTTCCTGAGCAACCATCGCCTGGCCGCTGATCGAAGCAACGATGCCGCCGATTTCAATGTTTCCAGTTCCTCCGGACATCTGCAGATACACGTTGAATGTGTTCGTATAGTTCGCCGTCACATCTTCAATCGGATAATACAGAAGAAATGTATGCTTCCCGGAATGCCAGGTCTCGACCGGATGGTGGATCTCAATCTTCGTGTCGTTCAGCTCAAAAGTTACATAGCAGACAGCCTGGCCGTCTTCCGGCCACGAGACCGGAAGATTCACTTCGACAGATACATCTGTTGTAGTTTCAGTGGTATTTCCACGATCTGTTCCGGTATCAGAGCCTTCCGAAGAAGAAGCACCGGAGCTGTCAGAGCCGGAATCCTCAGTTCCTGTCTCCGTGCTTGTATCCGCTCCCGCAGAGTCTCCTGAGGTTGAGTTGCCGGAAGACACCACAGGTATTGGCACCACAATCGTCCCCGCCGCATCAGCCGATCTGCTCACCGCATCCGCTTTTACATCCACAACGATCTGCGCGAAGAACAGCATGTGATTCGCCTCAGAAGTTGCGAACTGGATGCTGACGACTTTCACATCCGTCTCACCGAGATCATAAGCGGAAGCATTCGTAAATGTCGTGATGCCAAGCTTTCCCTGCTCCACCTGCGCCAGAAGTCCGGAGATGTTCTTGTCTGTTTTCGATTTCGCCGAAGCCAGCGCCGGATTTTCCCCAACGCCTTCCATCTCATAGCCGCCGTTGTACTTGAAGTTGTACTTCGTCATGCAGAACAGCTTATCGGCATCGGCGATCCCGCCGGAAAAGCTGAACACGTCCATCAGGTCATATGCCGGATTTCCAATCAGCGTCACCTTAAATGGCACATAATCAATCTGCTGCAGGGCTGTCAGGACATTTGTCCGTAATGCGTCCTTCGTCTCATCCACCCCGTACTGCATCAGCGGATTCGTGCCCAGGTTATAAACCAGCGCATCGTCATTCTCCACGTGGTAATACTTCGTGGTCTGATCAGCCAGATTTACGCAGGAAAGGCCGGTATATCTCGTCTCGAAGTCAGAGAACGACGCGCCCTTAAACCGGTGCTTTTCATCCAACGTATCTGCGACCGTCTGTCCGTAAGACCGGAAAATAATGCTCCCGTCCCTGCCGGCCATTGCGTTGCAGCCGACCGTCTGCGCCACCCATGAGATAAAATCCCTCCAGGTCTCGATATCGCTCTCCGCATACAGGGAAAGCGTCTCCGTCCCATTGGCGAAAGTCCTGAATTCCGCCTCTGTTGTTCCAAGACGCAGCCCGCAGGCTTCTGTTGCGAGCAGTGCCATCTCATAAGCCGTACCGGTCGTCTGTCTGGTATTGCACTTCTTATCCAGAAGGGACATGTTGTCATATGCCTTCACCAAAAGACCCGACATCGTCCAGGATGCCTCGGAGATATTGAAAACGCCAAGCGGTACATCCTCATAACTGCTGTCCGCCAGCATCAGCCCGAATGACGGCGTGATCTTCATTCCCTTCAGTGAATATCTTGTCAGCGGCAGATTCAGAAAAGTCGCGTCCAGCTCTCCCACATACACCTGTCCGATCTGCACCTCGTTATTCCCGCAGCACTGGTTTGTGATTGAAAAGGATCCAGCGAGAATGTTTTCGTCAGTAAAATCTGTCGTTCCGACCGTTCCAGTCAGCCGGAACTTCTGGACCGCCTGGTGCATGGCAGTCTTATACGCATCCGAAACTCCATACATCAGAATTCCTCCAGATGAAAAGAAATCTCCCAGAGTCCGTTTGTGTTCGGCGTTCTCTGAGAGTTTTTGACCGGATCAGCCTTGAAACTTCTGATCCGCATAGTTCTTGTTTTATAACCGCCCAGCTCAATGTCATACATCCGGACGGAAATGCTGTCCTTCTTGCTGTAGGCCTTGAACTTGCCCGCCCATCGGTGACTGCACTGAAAGGAGCAGGAAACGGACAGCTTATCATACCGGGTGACGGAGATCTGATCTGTCCCGGCTTCGGTCTGGTTCACATTTTCAATAACCGAGGATTCCTCCGACCATTCTTCCGGCTCCGGGAGCTCCTCATTACCGAATTTCACAGGATAATCTATGAGCACGCCGCATCCCTCCTTCCTACGTCAGGGTATAATAAAAGGCACCTCCGAAGAGATGCCTCAAACCATTCATATATTACGCTGACAGTCGAGTAGACTAAGGGCTCTCACCCTTAGCCCCTCACAGATCCGGACGTGCGGCTTTCCCGCATCCGGCTCCTCACAGTAACATTCGCTTTAATACAGCGGATAGTAGACTTTGGGCTTGGCAAGTGGATAGCACTTCAGCATGTCAACAAATCCGTTCCATGTGTATGTGCGTCTGCATCCTCGTCTGTTCATCGCTTTGAAAAGAAACTGCTGTACCCGATGTAGGA